GTAGACATGTAGTATTCAGAGATTACTTTGGACACCATGTTATGAAACCGCCAAAAGAGAATTACATGACACCTAGTGTAGATGTGATTAAATCTGAAGTACGATTTCTAGATGGTTCATTTACTCCGTGGGCGGAAAGAGTCAATCATTTAGCTACAAATGAAGAATACATACATAGTGTGGCAATGATTGCAGCAAAGTATGCAGCAGACGGTCACAAAGTATTAGTAGTATCTGATAGAGTTGCATTTCTAAAAGTATGTCAACGATTGGTTGGAGAAAATTCAGTATGTATTACTGGAGATATGGACTTCCAAGAAAGAGAAGATACTATGAGAAGGATAGGTGGAGATAGAAACATTTTATTTGGTACACAGGCTATATTTTCAGAAGGAATTAGTTTAGATTCTCTGAGTTGTTTAGTACTAGGTACACCAGTAAATAATGAACCTCTACTTACACAGTTAATTGGTAGAGTTATCCGTAAAAAAGAAGGTAAACTACAACCAAAAGTAGTAGATATCCATTTAAAAGGTAAGACGGCAGCCAGACAGGCTAACGCACGTATGGGATATTATGTAAAACAAGATTATAAGATAAACATTAAGTAAAAGAAACTTTATTTGAATTAAATACATGAAAAAAATAATACTTGACACGAGTTTCAAAAATTGGTATAATATATGATATATTTTGACTGGAAGAAGATTTTAGAAGCGACTAATGGCAATGTTGGTGACATCATAACCATTATGAGAATAATAACTTTTAGAATCACTCCTAAAAACTATTACGATAAGACTTTTAAGTTTTATGAGAAAAACTTTCATGGCAACTCCTTCTTGGTTAATCCAAAGGATTTGCTAGAGAAAGGGCGTGCCTTTAGCGATAAAGAGGTTGCGGAGTATGTAGGTGTTGCATCATTCCGAAATTCTTATGAGTACGCACAAACAAAAGACACCACACTAGACCTCATTTTCTGTCAAGTAAGTGAGGACACGATTAACCAAAACAGACTGCTCGAGATTAGAGATGGAAAGGTTCATTTCAAATACGAGGAGACACAATAAGGAGAATTATTATGGCTATAGGCTTTAATACAACTAAGGGCTCTGCCCAAAAGTCCAAGATTGAAACTTACAATTTTGGCAACAAGGAAGATCATCACATACGTTTAGTAGGTGACTTACTTCCAAGATATGTTTACTGGATAAAAGGCGAAAACAACAAAAACATTCCTATGGAGTGTTTGTCTTTCGATAGAAATTCAGAAACATTTAACAATGTCGAGCATGACCATGTTCGAGATTTTTATCCTGACTTAAAATGCGGTTGGGCTTATGCAGTCCAAGGCATCGACTACTCTGACAAAACTGTCAAGGTAGTAAACCTAAAAAGGAAACTTTTTGACCAAATTCTAGTAGCTATGGAAGACTTAGGAAATCCTACAGATACAGAAACAGGTTGGGATATATTCTTCAAGAGATTGAAGACTGGCCCACAAGTATTTAATGTTGAGTATCAACTACAAGTACTTAAGTGCAAGCCGAGAGCTTTGGAAGATTGGGAACAAGAACTGATTGGGGAACTTAAGTCTATGGACGACGTACTGCCTAGACCTACACCCGATGCTCAGTTAGAGTTACTCAAGAGAGTACAAGGTGCTGAATCTAACGAAACAGTAGACGAGGAGTTTGACGTATCATGATTGGAGTAGGACAGGCTTTCCCTGCCTTTGAATTAGAGGGAGTAAATGAAGATAACGACATCGCAACTATAAATAGTTGGGATTTAGTAGGGTGGACAGTTATATACTTTTACCCAAAAGACTTTACTTTTATATGCCCTACAGAAATCGCAGATTTTGACAGTTTAGTCGATGATGAGACTTCAGTAGTAGGTATATCAGGTGATAACGAGTTCTGCAAACAAGCATGGAGAAACGTCAATGGAATGATTAGAGAAATCAATCACCCATTAGCTGCTGATTCAGGTTTGAACCTTGGACACGAATTAGGTATTGTTGACGAGCAAAATGGAGTTCACTTCAGAGCAACATACATACTTGACGAAGAAGGGACTATCCAACATATGTCAGTAAACGCTCTCGACACAGGAAGAAATGCTAATGAAATTCATAGAACATTAGAGGCTTGTAGAGCAGGTGGATTAACTGGCTGCGCATGGGAGCCTGGAGATGACTTCGTAGCATGATTCTATTCACGGCAGATTGGCACATAAAACTTGGACAAAAGAATGTTCCGACCGCTTGGGCAATCAATCGGTATAAGATGTTCTACGACCAAGTAAATGCGCTTGAACAAGACTGTGATATGCATATCATAGGCGGGGATTTGTTTGATCGAGTCCCCTCTATGGACGAGCTTACTCTTTATTTTGATTTCATTAGAGGAGTAACAATTCCGACTATTATTTATGATGGTAATCATGAAGCAACTCGGAAAAACAAGACTTTCTTTACTAACCTAAAGAAAGCAACTTCAGATGTAAATGCATTAGTAGAAGTTATAGATACTAGCTATGTGGAAGGCGATTGGGGTATTTTACCTTACGCAGATTTACATAGAAAAGGTGCTATAGAAAACTTTAATTGCAAATACTTATTCACTCATGTGCGTGGAGAGATACCACCACATGTAGTGCCTGAAGTAGATTTAGAAAGGTTTAATCAATTTGATATTGTTTTTGCTGGAGATTTACATGCACACGAGAATACTCAACGTAATATTGTTTATCCTGGCAGTCCTATGACTACAAGTTTTCATAGAAATAGAGTAAAGACAGGTGCTTTACTTATTGATGAAGATTGGTCTTGGACATGGCATGAATTTGATTTACCTCAGTTAATTAGAAAAACTGTATCAGATCCAGACGAGATGGTACAGACTGAATTTGACCACACAATCTACGAACTAGAAGGTGATGTTCAAGATTTGGCAAAAATTAAAAATTCAGAACTATTAGACAAGAAAGTTGTAAAACGAGAGGTAGAAGCTACTTTAAATCTTACTTCTGAAATGACTATTAGTGATGAATTAGTAATATATTTACAAGATATATTGAATTTAGATGATGATAAAATTAAAGCGATTATAGGAGTGTATAATGATTATTCTACAGAAGTTAACTTGGGATAACTGTTTCTCCTATGGTAAAGGGAATGAAGTTAACTTAGCAGAGTCTACTTTAACTCAGCTTGTTGGAACAAATGGAGTAGGTAAATCATCTATTCCACTTATTCTTGAAGAAGTATTATTCAACAAGAATAGTAAGAATGTGAAGAAAGCTGATATTGCTAATAGATATGTTAATCAAGGTTATGATATTAGTCTCGACTTTACAGTTGATGACGACCAATATAATATAACAGTTAATAGACGAGCAACTTTAAAATGCAAATTAACAAAGAATGATGAAGATATAAGTAGTCATACTGCTAGTAATACTTACAAGACCTTGGGAGAGACTTTAGGTATTGACTTCAAAACCTTTACCCAGCTTGTTTATCAGAATACAAATACAAGTTTACAATTCTTAACTGCTACTGATACTAACAGGAAGAAGTTTTTAATTGATTTATTGAAGTTAGACGACTATGTTGCCTATTTCGAAACTTTCAAAGAAGGTGTACGAACTGCAACTCAAGAGGTTACCGTGCTAAACGCGAAAACTGACACAATAGTTAAATGGTTAACAGACAACAAACTTGAGACATATGATATACTATCGAAAGTGAATTTGCCAAAAATTTCGGAAAAAGATGAAGAACTTTTACGTCAGTATCAAGTAGACTTTGAAAATATCTCCGATAAAAATAAAAAAATAATTTTTAATAATAACTTGTTGGAACAGTTAAAATCAATAGATATCAACTCGTTACGAAGTGATTATCAAAAGTATCCAGAAAAGAAGGATACCAGTAAAATTATTGGTGCTATCGGAGCTTGGAAGTCTGAACTCTCACATGAAGTAAATATGCGAGATAAATATGAAAGTCTAAAAAATAGTGATGACGCAGAGTGCCCTACTTGCGAACAACCTATAGACTTTGCTTTTATAGAAAATAAGTATGCTGAGCATAACGAAAGGGCAGAGCAATGTTCCAAATTTATAGAAACGGAACAAGCAAAACTAGATAAAACAAATGAAGAAAATGAAATACATAGGAACGCCGCCTCAGGAATCGAAGAATGGGAAAGAACCTTCTCCT